CCTCAGACATCGAGCTCCTCTTCGACGCTGACATTAGCAGCTGTGACGCTGGGAACGGGTTTGCTATGTTCTACCTACTTGGTATGATCTTCAAGCTCTACGGTTTCGGACATATGGTCCAAAACCAATTCCGTCGGCTCCGAGCACCCATCATGATCCGCAACCCTTCCAAGAGAAGTGAGTTTGTGCAGGTCTCCCCGACCACAATTTTCCAAGGGAGTGGGTGCCCGGAAACAACATTGGTCAACGACATTGCATCACTCGCAATTTCAATGGCCTTCCTCGTGTTCATCTCCTATTACAACTACCTGTATCGCAAATCTGCACCAGAGCGATCCTTCGACGGTGGTGGAGAGGAACAGCGTAGCTACATCCTCCACCAGGCAGCCCGGGCTGTCGGTCACAAAGTCACGATTGAGTGGAGGGCTAACTACGCCCAGCTGCAGTTTCTGAAACACTCGCCCCTCCGAGCCACGGATGGGTCACTGATCAACACCAGAAATATCGGAGCCATTCTCCGAAACCTTGGGCGCCATCCTGGTGATCTAACTGCAATGAAGCTGAACCTGACTCAGGCTAATTTCAAGAAACTTAGCCACGCTGCCCGCTACGAACTATACATTTCCAATGTAGTAGCGGGTCTTGTTAATGAGCCAGACCACATTATAACTCGGGCCCTTCGCACCCGATTTCCTGCCCAACAGTCCACAAAGGCAAGCACTGACCATGAGGTTAAGGTCCTCTCCAGCGCACGTAACCACTACTCCCTGCCCCTGTCGTCCCTCCAAGAGAGATACGACGGGGAAGACTGGGAGTGGGAGGAGTTGGCCGACAAGATCGGCACATTGCGCTATGGCCGTGTCACCACTTGCACTTTGCTGGACCAGATCATGAAAGTCGATTACGGCCTTTAGGCCTCTAGTCATGGTCACGCACATTCTCACCCCGACTTCAGTCGTGGTCCTCGCTCGACGATTCAGCCCCCTCCCTCACGGGAGAGGGCTGGGTTTGTTGGCGGGGACTTCCTAACCTTTATTGCCCCCCTGGCTATGCCCCACACTTCGTGTAATGAAATCCTGAGTACAGGCATTGCATGTCAGTGGTGGCGCTGGAGGGTCTTAACTAGGGCCTTGAGAGAGGCCTGGAGGTTCGGTGGGCGCGAGAAAGGGAGTGCTATGAAAAGTAGCATTGGGAGTTGACGCCCCCTTCGCC